CGAATGTGACTGTGAACAATGAACCCATACACTAAACTACAAAACAGAAAACGAACATGGACACCAGTCCAACCCACAAAAGGAGTATTAAAAGAAGGTGCTGAAGAAACCATCAAGCGTGCACTCGCAATACGTCATATGGAGCTACCAGTTGGAGAATTTATTTCTCAGGGACTGGAGAGGACTGTCCCGTCAACAGCGAGGGCACTTCTTGAATCTAACGTACAAGACGAGATTAAACATGATCTCGCACTTGGTTACATTGTTGATGCCCACGGGGCTGATCCTAAGTCTGAGCTCGAAGCTAAGAGGTTAAGAGATGCTTGGATTGAACACCCTGATCATACTATCGCAAAAGCCCTCGTTGCAGAGCGAGCTATATTCTTTGTTCTACTACCTATGTTTCGCTTTCTTGGTGATGCTGCTCTCAGAACAGTATCAGCTGATATATCCAGAGATGAACAGATCCACGTTGCGACAAATAGTCTTGTATGTGCTGAGTTGGGGCTTGTTCCTAGCTCTTCTTTGGATAAGCTTCGGAAGGCAACTATACAATGGGTACTACAACCCCTAACAGAAAACAATACTGATAAATATTTAAGCAAAAAATTTTGGCTGGATGCGAGCGATCAGTTAATGTACCAAGGCAAAGCCCCACAGTTTTCTGACACAAAAGCAGCTCGTATGCCAGCGTTCTTTGAACATGCAAACACCAACCTCCCTCAATACGCTTAGTTTCCAATCAGAGAAGCTAGAGAAATTAGTAGAGGATCTGGAATCCAAGTTCGCTTGGTATCCTATCCACCCCAAGGAGGACTTAGCCTCCATCATGTATCGCTCTGGACAACAGGAAGTGGTACAATATATAAAAACTATTTTAAACGAATAAAATGTGTATAAGTTTTGGTGCGAGAGCACCTAAAGCCCAAGTGCAAAACGCAGCACCAATACAGCCTAGACAGCCTGACTTAGTTTCAGCTGCTAGACTACCTAGTAAAAAAGAGTTATTAGATCCAGACGACACAGCAGGCGTTGAGTACGGAACATCCGCAAAGAAGGATGACTCAAGAGGAGCAGCTAAAAGAACAGGTACAGACGCTCTTAAAATTAATCTTAACACTGGTGGCGGTGGACAATCTGGAGGATTAAATGTCTAAGGCAAGAGAAAGATACTCTCAACTTCAGTCAGGTAGAACACAGTTTCTAGACACAGCAGTTGAGTGCTCTGAACTTACCTTACCATATCTAGTCAAAAGAGATGAAAACTCTACAGGCAAGCGACAGTTGTTGCAGCCTTATCAATCCGTGGGAGCTAAAGCAGTAGTAACACTTGCAGCAAAACTAATGCTAGCAATACTACCACCGCAGACAGCTTTCTTTAAACTACAAGTTAGGGATGACAAGCTGGGACAAACGCTTGACCCAATGATGCGTAGCGAGTTAGACCTATCTTTCTCTAAAATTGAGAGATTGATTATGGATTACATAGCTGCATCAAGTGATCGTGTAGTCGTACACCAAGCCTTAAAACACCTAATCGTGTCTGGTAATGCCTTAATATTTATGGGCAAAGATGGTCTAAAACACTATCCACTTAACAGATACGTTGTAGAAAGAGATGGGAATGGTAACGTTATAGAGATCGTTACAAAAGAATTAGTTAGTAGAAAAGTATTGGGCATATCACCCCCACCTACTGACAGCCCGACTGGGGAATACGGTGATACAGAAGACGACGCTGAGGTATACACCTGTGTTAAGATGGATGAGAGTAGTGGTAGCTGGAGATGGCATCAAGAGGTCGACGATATGATCTTAGATGGTAGCCAAAGTACAGCACCAAAAAATACCTCACCATGGTTAGTGCTTCGATTCAATACAGTAGACGGAGAGGACTACGGACGTGGAAGAGTAGAGGAGTTTATTGGAGACCTAAGAAGTCTTGATGGATTGTCTCAATCTTTAGTAGAAGGTGCAAGTGTGGCAAGTAAAGTTATCTTTCTTGTATCACCATCTGCAACAACCAAGCCCGGAACACTCGCCAACGCTGGTAACGGAGCTATCATACAGGGTAGACCAGAAGACGTAGGAGTCGTGCAAGTCGGTAAGACAGCAGACTTTGCTACAGCTGCAAATCTAGCAGCACAATTAGAGAAAAGAATACTCGAAGCTTTCTTGGTTATGAACATCAGGAACGCAGAAAGAGTTACTGCTGAAGAGGTACGCCTCACGCAGTTGGAACTAGAGAAAAGTCTGGGTGGGCTCTTCAGCTTACTCACAGTTGAGTTCCTAGTACCATATTTAAACAGAACTCTGTTAATACTACAGAGATCAAACCAGATACCGAGACTACCAAAAGATGTCGTAAGACCAAAGATAGTAGCTGGTATCAATAGTCTAGGTAGAGGACAAGATAACGAAGCCTTGACTACATTTATAGCAACTGTTGCACAAACATTAGGACCAGAAGCGTTGATGAAATACATCGACCCAAGCGAAGCTATCAAACGATTAGCAGCAGCACAAGGTATTGACGTACTGAATCTTGTACGTACAGCAGAACAACTAGAACAGATGAAGCAGATGAGTCAACAAGAAATGACTAACAAGTCACTTGTAGATCAAGCTGGTCAACTTGCTGGTACACCTTTACTAGATCCTAGTAAGAACCCAGATGTAGCAGAGCAAGCCTCAGCTGTACTAGGTAATTTACAACCACCAGAAGAATAAATGGCAGAGAACACATTTACAGTAGACACTACACCACCAACAGAAACTATATCTGACAACCTTACCACTGACGAGCAAGACTCACTTGCCGTCGGTGAGAAGATTGTTGAGCAACAAGAGCAACTGTTAGCTGGTACGTATAAAGATGCTCAAGAGTTAGAGAAAGCATATGTAGAGTTACAGAAAAAACTTGGTGACAAGGAAGAGAATACAGATACAGTTAGTGCTGAGGAGCAATCAGAAGACACACCTAAAATGTCTGACGGTGCTACACTTATCACCGACGCTAGTAAGGAGTACTTCGATAACGGTAATAAGTTATCAGAAGAAACTCTTGCTAAGTTCTCTTCTTTATCTAGCCAAGATCTTCTTAAGGCTTACATGGAAGTACAATCTAACCCAGAGTTTCAGCAACAAAATGCACCAGCAGCTGAGATTACTACCTCTCAAATCAATCAGATTAAAAACTCAGCTGGTGGCGAGCAAGCTTATGCTCAAGTAGTAAACTGGGCTAAGTCTAACTTACCTACTGACCAAGTTACTGCATTTAACGAAGTCGTAAACTCAGGCAGCGTACAAGCTATACAGCTAGCGGTGTCTGGACTTAAAGCAGAATACGATAACGCAAATGGAGTAGAAGGTAGAATGGTAACAGGCAAAGCACCAACAAATAAAGGGGACACCTTCCGTAGTCAAGCTGAATTAGTATCAGCTATGAGTGACAGAAGGTATGATAGCGACCCAGCCTACAGGCAAGATGTTATCGAAAAACTAGAACGATCAGACTTAGATTTTTAGGAGCTACAAAAAATGCCAATGGGAAAAGGGACTTACGGTTCAAAAAAAGGAAGACCACCAGCTAAAGGAAAGAAGGTGTCAAAGGGACTAGCCGCACTCGCAAAAAAAAGACCAAAAGTTGCGGCTGCAATCATGAAAAATAAGAAAGGTAAAAAGTAATGGCAGAACCTTATGATCTAACACCCATCCCTAAAAAGAAACTGAAAAAATTGCAGAAGAAATTAAAGGGAAAAGGTGGTAGCCCCTACGACTACTTTAAAGAGGACAACAACGGACCAGTATAATGCACACTACTAACATTTCACCTTTCGATGAGCAGAACACAAAAGATGCTTCTGGTCAGGCTAATAAAAAGAAAAAGAAAAAGAAACGTTACAACCCTTACGGATCAGGAACAGCAACTCCTGAGAACATGCAACCCGGTAAACCTTAATGGCTGTAAAGAAAAAGAATGTCAGTCTCAAGATGGGAAAACACAAGTCCCGTTCTGGTGGACTGACAGCTGCCGGTAGAAAAAAATACAACAGAGCTACCGGCTCTAACCTCAAGGCTCCACAGCCCGGAGGTGGTGCACGTAAGCGTTCTTTCTGTGCTCGTATGAGTGGAGTAAAAGGACCAATGAAAAAACCAAACGGCAAGCCTACAAGAAAGGCTCTCGCCCTACGCAAATGGAAATGCTAACATGGCTATGACATACGATGAGGACGGCAGGCAATCACGCACTATTACAGAGAGGAAGCGGAGACTCGC